TGGATGCAAGAAACGTTTAGTACAATTCAGTACTAAACAATATGCTATAATTACACCATCAAAATAAAGAGGTGTAATTATGGCACGAGTAGTTAAAAGCTCTGAGGGCTTAGAAGAACTCAAAGAAGTAGAATCAATTGAATCTGAGATTCAAGAGGAATCTATAAAGAAATCAGCTCCAAAGAAACGTAAGAAAATCAAAAAGACACAAACTGAAACTGTTAAAGTAGAGATGCAAGACTCTGACAAGTACTACTGCCATGGACTTTTCATGTATGTACCCAAAGAGAACATTTGTTTTTCTTATGCAAATGGTAAATACTCTAAAGAGTTTCTAGCTAAAAAAGGTATCCCATGCCGTGGTTAAACTCTAACAATGCAACAAACATCCCAGAAGACATATTACGAACACATATCGACTATGATAGATTCTACAACAAGTGGCGTCTCATTGAACGTTCACTCAAAGGTGAGGAAGCTATCAAAAAGATGCGTGAGAAGTATCTACCATACCCAGTAGCACTTGATGCTGATGCAAGAGAGACACAAGAGTTTAAGGATGACTATGAAATCTATCTTCAAAATGCACACTATGTTGAGTATACAAGTGAAGCAGTTGAAGACTTGGTTTCATCTATGTTTAGACGTGACATTGAGATAGATCCTGAACTACCTGACGTACTTTCATACTTTCGCTATAATGAATTCTTTAAAGACTTAGCAACTGTTGTATGTGCGTATGGTCGTGCTTTCGTACTTACCGACTATCCACCAGTTGACTCTTTGGCAAACACTCGTTTCGATGATAAGGAAAACTTCGCATATACAGCGATTTATGATGCCTTACATGTGACCAATTGGGATTACAATATGCGTTCAGGACAAATGAAGCTGCAGCGTGTAGTGCTTCGAGAGATTGATGATACTGTGAAACCAAATGAAGACTATGTGATGGTTCAATATCGTGAACTTATACTTGAGGATGGTGTTTACAAGGTTAAAATCTATCGTGAGAGTGGTAAGAATGAAGAGTTTGTACCTCGTGTGAATGGTAAAACACTTGACTACATCCCTGCAACATTTGTTGGTGTGACGAGTAACAGTCCTAAAGTTGATAAGAGCCCAGTTATTGGTATTGCCAACTCAAACCTTAAACACTATCAGACTTGGGCTGAACTTATGGCCACACAAACATATCTTGGTCATCCACAACTTGTTGCAACTGGTCTTCCTGCAGGTTTCAACAAGAAAGTACAAGATTCAGGTATCACACTCAACGTTGGTGCATCAAAAGTACTTACAATTGAGGGTGAAGATGCTAAGGTAGACTTACTTCAAATCAGTCCTGATGTCATCCACTACCAAACATTGGAGAAACTCGAACACTCTATGCTTGAACAAGGTGCACGTATCAAGAGTCTTAACATCAAAGCTGGTGTAGAAAGTGCCGAAGCTATGACGATTCGCCACAGTTCTGATGTTTCAAAGCTTGGTGCTATTGTTGAAAACATTGAAAAAGCTGGTGAGTTTGTACTTGAGCAGCTTGGTGCTTTCATGGGTGTCAGCTATACACCAACTGTTACTATCAACAAAAGCTTCTTTGCACCATCTGTTGACTCTCAAATGATTTCAACACTTCAAAATGCTGAGGTAATGGGTGTTGTTCCTGCTGGTACTGTCTACAAATACCTACTTGCAAATGAGGTTATAAGCAGTGAAGATCCTGAGAAGGATATTAAGGTGATAGAAGATGGAACAATCACTTCTCAAACTAGCGAGTAAGTACTTCAGTGATGAAACACTACAAAAAGAGTTTGCTAAGGCGTTTAAAAAGTCTTATGAACGCATCCTCGCTGAGCTTTCTAGCACTACTGGTGTTTCTACTCGCTCTCGACTACGTGCTCTTGAAGCTGAACTAAAGAAACAGCTCAAAGAGGCGTATGCTATTGATGTGAGTGGTGAGATAGAAAGAATCGCAAAACCTTTCGTTAATGACATGGATAAGATAACTGGCTTTGGTATGAGTTGGACAAAGCTTCCAGACGTTGCAATTAAGGCAATCCTAGATCCCAACACAATCATTGCTTTTAATGGCATGAGTCTTGCAACTATTTTCAAAGATACTGAGGGTATACATGTACGTAAAATGAGAAATGTCATCGCTCAGGGTCTTATTGAAGGTAAGAGTGTTGATGCTATTGCTAAAATGATGCGTGACGTTAACACTACTATGCTTAATAAGGACATTAAGACTGTTGCACGTACTCTGACTGCTGAAGCTATGAGTCGTTCGAATATGGAAGTATTTGAAAGAAGTGAACAAGTGATAGGTTATCAGTATCAGGCTAAGTTGGATAATCGAACAACTGAATATTGTAGAAACACTGATGATAAGGTGTACTATAAGAAAGATGGATGGACACCTGAAGAGTTAAAGAACAAAAACTTATGGCCACCAGTACATTGGAACTGTAGAAGTGTCATCACCCCTTACTTGGGGTGAAGCTCACTCTTAATCTTTCAACCTCATTTAAATCACACACCATTTTAATCATCATTTATGCTATAATTACTAAAAAGGAAACAATGATGTCTAAGAAACACAAAAAGATTGGTATTGTTGAAGCTATACAGAATCAAGACAAGAAGTTAACACAACTCCTTATGTCTAAATTACCACTTGATGACTATCACAATGTCATGGAAGAGATAAACATCTTGATTGATTTAGAGATGCACGCAATGGGTATGGGTTTTGAGCAAGCAAGAAGCGAATATGAAGACACTATTCGTGCAACATACGATGGTGACTTGAAAGCTATACCAAAGATTTATCATCCTCCAGCTACTAAACCAGCTACTAAGTAACGTTTGACCGTGACTGTCAATAAACTATAATTTAACTTAAATCAAATCAATACTCAGGGAGTAAAACATGTTAAAGAAAGTAATTACAAACATCGAAGATGTTGAAGAGAAGTTCCAAGACCTCTATGAAGCACAATCTGACGGTACATATCGTCTTAAAGTTGAAGAGGATGACGGACTAGACGGTCTTAAACGCAACCAACAACGTCTCAAAGCCGAAAAGATTAAGCTTAAAGAGAAGCTTGAACAGTTAGAGCGTGAACTTAACGAAAAGCTCGAGCATGAGCTTGAAGAAAAAGGACAGTATAAAGAGTTGTTGGCGAAAAAAGAGAATGAATACAAAGAGATGGTAGAGCGTGAGAAGCAAAGAGCTGAGTCGGTACTTGAACAGTTTAAAGGTACACTTCTAAACTCTGAACTTACAAAACTTTCAGTTGAGTTAGCAGGTGAAAGAGCACCACTTATTCAGCCACACATCAAAGAACGTATCGTTATTGATGAGGTAGATGGTAACTTTGTTGTTAAGTACAGAGATGCAAATGGTAATCTTGTTGACAGACCTGATGCAATCATTGAAGAGTTCAAAAACAATGACCTTTTTTCGCCAGTCCTTCAAGGTCGTAACTCATCAGGTGGTGGTGCTGTTGGTGCTGCTGGTGGTTCAGGTGCAAGTAATGTTGGTAGTGCTGAGAAATATTTCAATCCATCATCGCCTGACTACTCACCTACGAAACAAGCTGAGATTCAGTCAGAGAAGCCAGATGTTTACGATGCTTTGATTAAGAAATTCGCACTTGATGACCCTTTTGCTGGTGTAGGGTTTAGCCCTAATTAGTTTTCTAATTAGTTTTATGTTAGTTTTATGTTATAATTACAAACATATGGGCAATCTCCTGAGGAGTGCCCAAACTTAAAAACATCCAATTATAGGAGATTGCAAATGGTAGTATTAACCGATTTAGTACAACGTGAACAGTTCGCACGTGAGGTTTTACGTGCTTCTATCCGTAAATCAGTACTTTTTAACTCTGGAGTTCTTGTAAGTGATGCTGAACTTACTCGTCTTATGAACGCAAATGTAGGTTCAACATTCATGTTCGATTATTTCAATGACTTAGCTGACAATGAAGCAAGAATCAGTGATGATTCACCAGTTGAAGCTGCGACTGATGGCATTTCAACTGCTTCTGACAGAGCTGTTGGTAACTATAGAAATAGAAGCTGGGGTGCAAGAAACATTACAGCAAACTTATCGTCAACTGGTGATCCAATCATGGCTATCGCTTCTCGTGTTGGTGCTTACTGGGCACGTCAAATTGACTACACAACTATTTCTGTTGTTAACGGAATCATTGCTGATAACATGGCAAATGACGGTTCTGACATGGTACACAACCTAAGTGGTACACCTATTGACATCAACGCTATCTTAGATGCTAAGCAAACAGCTGGTGATAGACAAGATGGTTTCGCTGCATTGATTTGTCACTCAGCAATTCTTACATCACTTAAAAAGCAAGGTGTAACTGACCAAATCTATGATGCACAAGGTAACTTACTTTACGAATCTTTCGCAGGTCTTCGTATTATCGTAACTGATAGTGTTCCAACTGGCACAAACATTCCAAATGGTGCTGCAGGTGACTACTTATCGTACATCGTTGGTGGTGGAATGATGGGTTACGGCGAGGGTACTCCGAAACGTGCTAACGAAGTTTTCTATCAACCAGCAACTGGTAACGGTGCAGGTGAAGAGTCTCTATGGTCTCGTAAAAACTTCTGTATTCACCCATATGGATTCTCTTTCACAAGTGCAAATGTAGCTTCTACATCACCTACGAACAATGAATACGAAATGGCTGATAACTGGACTCGTAACGTTGAACGTAAACGTGTACCGTTTGCTGCATTAATCTCTACAGCTTCTTAGAGCTGTGGGAGGTTTATTATGGCTTACAGTTTAATACAATCGAAACAAGCGTATGAGGCTGTAAGACAAGCATTGCTTAAAGCAACAAACCATCGACTTGATGTTGATGTCGTTGTTGCTGATGCTGACTTTACAGCTGCCATAGCTGACGAAAATGAAAGATATGAATTTATCTGGTCAAGAAATCAAAAAGACTATAGATTCAGTGAAATCGGACGTCTTACAGCTGGTGTTAACTTCGCTGGTCCTGCTGCTGGTGATGGTGATGTTACTATTTGTATTGGTTCTGAGTGTTTCACTTTTACTCCTGCAGCTGGTGATGCTGACTTGGAAATGGCTAATGCACTTATCAATGAAATCAATGGTAACTCATCGAACTTTACTGCTAGATTGAGTGGTACAAGTACTTGTGAGATTATTCCTTTAAATGATAATCATGTTCCACAAATTACTGATACTATCACTGATACTGGTGCAATCGCATCGTATGTAAATCCTTTTGGAATCTATCTTGGTGGTAGCATGCAACTACAGTCTACTGGACTATCATTTGATGGTACATCGTCTAAGGTAATATAAGATTATCTAACATCTAACCTTATAGAGCATCTTTCGAGGTGCTCTTTTAAGTTTAAATAAGTTTAATAAGTTCAAATATAAAGGTCATATATGAATGTTGTAAGAAGTGGAACAAGACTATCAACACCTGCTGTTTTAGGATGGGCTAAGCGTAAGAAAATAAGTAAATGTAACACTCTTCCTGAGGGTGAAATCTTCTACAACAGACACTTTGATTGTGGATTGGATTACTGGGAGCTTGACCCCAATTACGGTGGTACTGTAGTTGATAATGGTGACAGTACTGTTACACTTACTGCTACCGAACAGTGGTCATCACTTACACAATCTAAGAGTTTTCCTATATCTGCTGGTAATTATCATGTTGGAGTAGTAGTTACTTCAATTACTGGTAAAGGTAAGATGAGTTATAAGCTACAAGATGGTACTTGGCATAACGCCTTTACTTTTGATGCTGCTGGTACTTACGAAGCTGATATAACTGTAAATCAAGATATTATTATGTTTGATATAGGTGCCGATGATGACACTTCAGCTGTTATTACTTTTGATGGTGTT